CTTCGCCGAAGCCAACTAACATTACTTCTTCTTCAAAAGCTCTGTCACTTGACTCTTGGTCAAATATTTCTGCATGCTCGTTCTCATAACGAGAATACTCCATTCCGAACAAGGCGTTAAGACCTGGTTCTAGTTCTTTCGCCAGTTGGGCTCTATTAATAGCCATATTACTCTCCTATACGCCTTATTACGAGCTACCAACCGTACCAGTATGTGAACCTAGTTCGTGGTTGTTAATCTTTACAACAAAGATTGAGTTGTTCGCTGTCGCGTCATTACTCGGTATGTCATAAAAATCAATCAACTTCACTTGTAGTGTCGCTGTGGTATTTTTGGAACTCGAATCAATTTCAACACCTGATATACCCGTAGTGGTGCTACCAGATCCGAAAACTAGATTACAGTTTTCATTTAAATTTGCAGCTACTAGATTGTTTGAATCTGAATCCTGCTGACAGATAAATAACTGATCAGGATCATCCGCTACAAATGCAATCGCATCTGAAGCAGCCGTTCCGTTAGGGAACGTATTGTTAAATCTAGGCTTTGATGTACTTGGGTCTGTATAAAAACATCCCATGAATACTCCTCTTATAGCGTCGCCAGCTGTTGCTACAACGACTGTTCCGTCGTTTGCTTGCTTAACTGGATCTCCAGTAAATATGCCACTTGCTCCGCTTGCAATAGAGTATTTAGTAGTACCTGTAGTTCCGCCTGGGGCAGAACCCAACTTTGCTATTGGTCTTAAACCAAAAGCTTGGTCTATGTTAGCCATAGTAGTCTCCTAAATTATTTTGGAGACAATGATCTTACTAATTAAGACTTCTTGCCACCAAAAGTTACTCTGCTCTGCCTATCTTGTGATATCGGCATCGCGGGGTGCTCGTCTTTGTGTAGATCTTCTTCAATGGCCTTTGTCTTATCGTTGGTAAGGTTACGGAAGTATTCATCCCTATCCTCTTTTACCTCAATAGGACATCTCATCAAAAGAAGTCCGCCCGTACCTATAACGCCTTTGTACTTTCCTTCCTCGATAGCTGGTAAATCCATTCTATCGGGATACTCATCTGCTCTCACAAGTTCATATCCACTTCGTAATCTACCGATGACATTTTTTTCATCCTGTTGACCACGATACTCGGATCGTACCCACCTGTGGTGAAAACCTTCTGGTGGTTCTGGTGCGTCAAGGTTTGATGGAGGAACCCATCCCCTCTTTCGAGTCACCTTTTCACGGGTTTCTTGTTTGCGTGTTAGATTTTTAATTCCTTTAGTAGTCATTTACGCCTCCTTCACGTGTTTTGCGTACTCTTCAAGTGGCACACCGAGTTTTTTTGCGATCGCTACTTGTGATGGTGTGAGCTTCACAGTGCGGCGTCCAGTGGACGATGTTCTTACTGCAGAGCCAACTTTTTGAGTTGGTCTAGTTTGATTTCCTTGTTGAGGAAAGTTTCTTGCAATTCGTTTATCTATCTCAGTATAATACTCATCTGTCGATGCGTCAAATCCTTCTTCAACCAATTCTTCGTGTAATCCCATGGCAGCGTACGTCATTACCTTGTTTTTACCAAACCATGAGTTCCTAGATGCCCATTCAGCAGCTTTTGGATCTGGCTCTGGAATAGGCTGTTGATTCTGTTGATTACCTGTTTGAACGTTTTGTTGTAATATTTCAGGCATAGGTTCGCCTTGAAACTCTTGACCTTTTGTTCTCTCTCTTTTCTGTTTAGAAACATTTACACGTTCTTTTTCTATTGCTAATCTTGCTATCTCTTGTTGAGCTTCAACTTGTTTATTAACATCACCTGCTTGCATAGCAGCTTCCATGGCTCTTTTAGCAAAAGCCTCTTGTGTTACTAATTTATCTTCAATATTTTTTATAGCATGTTCATCTTTTTGAGCTCCAAGATTAACAGCTTGTTTATATTTATCATTTACGTTTTTAGCATATTCAATAGCAGCTTGTTCACGTCTTTCCGCTTCGCGCATTTTACGTGTTAACTTGTCGATACGGCGTTTTACCGAAGCAGAATACTCCTCTAGCTCCTCTTCTTTAGCAGCTTTTTTTGGTTCTTCTACTACAGGAGCCTCTTCAACTTGAACTTCAGGTTGATTAGATTGCGTCTGCTCCTTTTGGTTTTCTTCTTTCAACTCCACTTCGACGGGATCCCCAGACGTATCTATAGGAACCATTTTGTCATTTTGTGTTTGTTCTTGCATAGAATTCTCCATGTTTATAGTATGTTAGCTGGCAATATATCTCTAGGATCATCAATGACAGCCAGTATTTCATCGTCATTTATAATCCTCAACTCACCACCATCTATTCTAATTCTAGATCCTGCATAGCGAGTGATCAAAACCCAATCGTCCGTTTTACACCATGGACCAGTGGGAAACTTTTCTTTATCTTTATAAGCATCAGGCCCTACTTTTAGAACTTTACAAATATTAGTCGTAATTTGGGACTCTGCAACAGTCTCATCTGTTAATATAATACCTGATTTTGTTTTACTATCTAGTTTAAGAGGAAACAATACAATCCTATATCCCGTAGGATTAGGCACTTTCTCTATCTCTTTTTTCTGTTTTTCAACAGCTTTGCCATCCCATACATGTTTTGGCACAATTAATTTACTCATCTTCTAGCTCCGTTTTCTTCAGCAGGTCCGTGAGTTCCTGTTCAGCTTCTTTTAGACCGTTATACCTACCAACCATGTATCGATATGTATCCCAATCTTTTACACCATTAGCTATAGCGTCTTTTATGACCTCTTGTCTAGCTTTTAGTTCATTTTTGTAATACGAAAAAAAATTTTCTAATCTCATTTAGATTCTATTGCCTTTTGTTTTTTCATCTCTTTTTCAACTATTTCAAAAATTACAGAGTCAACTATGTTAAAAGCTAAGGTATATCTAGGGTTTTTTGATTTGTGAGGAGTTGTCATATGATGCATACTACTTGGCCATAAATATAAAGTATTTTTAGTATAGTGTGTAGCAAAGTCCATATCAGGAAAAACTAACTCAGAAGCTCCCTCATCAGACTGAATACAAAAAGATCCAGCCCATGTATACCCTAGATGAGAGTGTAATATAGTTTTCTCTCCCTCCTCATGTTTCATCGCCCAAGACTCTGATATGCCATTAATTGGCACTATTTTGTGGGGTGTTCTAAGACAAAGACATGTTCTTAATATGCTTAAAACTGTGCTATGCAACTTATCGTAGACAGGATCATCAACTAATTTTTCAAAACTAGTCATGTTTGCTTTTACATTAGTAGTATGATCTAAAGCATCCTTAACAGTCAATTCTTTTGTTCTATCTAAAACTTTTTGCAAATAATCTTCTTCAAAAACATTTTTAAATACATAAATCGCATGGTGACCCATGTGACTGTTCTGAACAATTTGCGTATCGTATTTTAACTCGGTGAACATGATTTCATAAGTGCTGCCATCTTTTTAGCTCTATTTGGTGTTTGGTTTGCCCACTTTGAATCAAGCATCTCGAAACTTGCACCTATGTAGTTATATTCAGATAAAGCCTCCCACATTTTTTTAAATTTAGATACGCCAGTTTTACCTAATTGAAAAATCATTTCAACGACTACTTCTTTAGCCTGTCCTTCTAAATCTTTACAGTTGTGTTGTTCTATTAACTCATCTGCCCCAGCGATGGCTTCACGTAGATCCTTATGTAATATTTCTTCAAGGTATCCCCATTCATATTCCTTATCATCTTCCCAATGATCTTCTACACACAGATGGCCATAACCAACTGTTCTTTTTCCTAACGTATCTAGGTAAACTTTAGTTCTATAACCCTCGTGTTCTTTCACTGATTTTAGTAATCTATCTCTGTTCATGCTTTTCCTTTCGATTTTCTAATAGCCTGCTTGCCTTTTTTTGCAATCGCAGCCTGTTTATTTTTGCCTTGCACTTTAGCTCTTTGTTCTACAACAGTCAATATTTGTATTTTTCTAGCAAAAGGTTTCTTAATTCTTTTTACCTTCGCAACAGTTCTTCTAGCATCAGCTGGAGTAGCATATTTTATCTTAACTGTGTCTTTAGGGTTTTCATCTGTATACAGACGACGACCACTACCTTTTGGTTTTTTTCCTGTTCCTTTTAGTGGATCTTTTCTTTTTTTCGACACCTTTAATTACTCCTTTGTTTTTAGAAGCATAGAAGACAGCCTCGGCATCTTTGCCGTAGGTCCTCTTCATGGACTTCATGATTTTTTTGCCTTTCTTATTTAAAGGCACTACTTTCCTCTAATAACTTTTTGTAAAGTTCTAGCTTGTTTAGCATGTGTGTTAGATGCTTTTTTCAAACCTTTGATAACTTTTTTTACTTTTTTCTTTGATCCTTTTTTCATTTCTTTTTAAACATTCCTATTGCACTAGATCCTGCCTTAATCCCAAAGCTAGCAGAAATAGCTATGTATAACAAATTGTGGTAATACGACGGCAAATCCTGCAGTGCGAGAAACCCTTTATGTACATGTTCTTGTAAAGGCGTGAAGACTAAAACGGCTGGAAGTAGTAGAACAATGAGAGCTACCTCATCTTTCCAGCTTCCTTTCATTTGGTCTACTGCACTTTGCTCCCATGCAACTTTACCAGCAATTTGGTCTTCTTTAAGTTTTTGAGTTGCTTTGATAGTTGTAAGTTTAAGTTCTTGTTTTGCTTTCTTTGTTTCTACAAAACCCTTGACGCCATCTGCGACGACGCCAAGTAATGGTTTAGCTAATAATTGCCACATAAAATTCTAGATTGCTCCTATGATAACTATTACGATCAACGCTACAATAGCTGCTTTGATCCAATCTTTCATCTTCCAATCAGACCATTCTTTCAAATGTGCCCATAGATCTTTTAGTAAGTTCATACAAACCTCCTTTTTAATTCGCGAAGTATACTACTTTACACCCTTAAATGGAACTTTTTTAATCTGCATGTTGCTAGTTTGTCCTTTTGGCCCAGCTCCTTTGTTCTGTTTTACAACAAAACCAGGGAAAACCTGCTCTGTTGTTGAAGCAACTTTTGTATTAGGAAATGGGTTTTTTGGCTTTACAACTTCTACTTTTGTTTTTTTAAATTTCATGATCTCGCCTTTCCATACCCACGTTGAGCCAACCTACCTGCCAACCCACCGTGATGTTTCACTGCTGGTCCACCTTTTTTAAGACCTTGTTTTTTTAAACCGTTTATAGCCTCTCCTACTCCACCACCGTTAGCTTTTTTAATTACACCACGGCCCATAAGAATGTCTTTTTTTGTTATTTTACCGTCACCACTTAAATCAGGAAATCCACCATCTTTTAATTTTTTTATTGAACCTCCGTCTTTTTTACCTTGTTTGATCTCATCAGCAAAAAGAAATAAAAACTCATCTGCTATCTTTTTAGCCTCTGTTCTTTCTTTTCCTGACAAACTACTAGCTTTATTATACAAAAAATTTTTCATTTCAGCGTATGTTTTTGGTTTAGTTTCTGTAGCCATAATGATTAATGTATAGTCGGTTTTATAAGATTTATCAAGTCTTTACCATTGTGATCCATAATGTCATTATATTCTTGTAGAGACAGGTTATTTGAGTACAGCATTTTTGCTGCTCCCATCATTGCACCAGCTAAAAGCACTTGATCTTCTGAGCTTTGTGTACTTTTGTCAGAAAAAGCCATCAATTCTACAAAATATTCTTGTAATTTTTCTACTGGTGTTCTCATTTTAGTTTTTTCGTTTAGACAGATTAACATTTGCTCGTAATTGTGCAATATCTTCTTGTG